GTGAATGTTGCGGATACGGATGTATTGTCTTCAACCGGAGTATTAACTTCCCAAGATGTGCAATAGGCACTAAATGAATAGTAATTGTATCCGGATGTGTTTTCGGTCAATGTCAAAGCCAAAACCGTTCCATTATCCAAAGCATCAAATAAAACATCTGGTTGAACGTTTGTTGATGTTTCTGAATACAATGCCTCTACGGTTAAGGTTGCTGATTTTTGACCCGGTTTGTTAGAAACCCATCCAGAACTTGGAGAATCCTTTGTAAGGATATTTCTCATTTCTCTCGTTACAGATAAGGTAGCTGATGTTGCTTCGCCAATAGCGGTTGTGCCATCCTTATAGATGCGAAGGTCTGTTCCATTAATTATGTCATTAACTGCCATTTTTCTATGTTTTTATATTTTAAAATAATTTGCGCTTCTTTTTCTTTGGTAATGCAATGTGTTCTTTAAGTTCTTTTATTTCATTCTCTTTTTGAATAATCTTTTCAACTCCAAAAGGCAATACTTCTTGTGCAATTCCATCCGCAATCAACTCCAATGCCTTTTTTTTCATTATATGCGCCCTCAATCCTTTTGTAATTACTTTATTTGTAGCCGGATTCAACCAATCCTTTAAAAATAAAACTTCCATTACCTTTCGCGTTTTAATCTAATTTGATAATCTTGCGTTGCGTAGAAAACACCTAAATCCGCATTGTAATCTCCATCGCTACTATTCATCATTGTTATCCTTTGAATCGCTTGTCCGTTTATAGTTCCGGTATAAAAATCTAAAGTTGATCGTATCGCCCCGGCTAATGTTGTATTCGTATCAAAATCGTTAGCGTACATATCAATTTGAACAGTAATGACATCCAATGGTGAACTTCCATCTTTTGTCATAGTCGGCTCTGTATCAGTCGTTGTATATACCACGAAAGGAAAGTCTGCAAATTGTGGTACGCTAATAGGATAAATACGAGTGCTAACAATATTAGTAATAGCACTTTGTCCAGAAAGTAATCCATAAATCGCCTTACCAATTTCATTTGTTGTCATTAACTTACCTTTCGTAATGTTTTAGTAGTCTTATTTAAATACCTATCAACTGAATTTCTAATTTGATTATAAACTATTCCTTGTGTTTGTCTAAATGCTTTAATAGTTACCTTTTCTCCAAATTGCTTTGCACCGCCAAAAATCATATGCGCGTACCATCCATTAAACCTTTTATCACTTGGAGTTACTACGCTTTTTTTCTTTGTAAACATTGGACCAATAATACCAATCGGTTCTTTATAACCTTTTTCTTTTGATATTACTTGGATTGAACTTCTAATATTACCTAAACCAAATTTATACCGAATCTTACCTTTACCTTTTGCAGCTCTTTTGCTACCCTGTTTTTGGTAAAAATACAATACATCAGGTCTTAATTTTTTAGGGCTTAAATCTCTTGTGAATCCTTTTTGCCTTCTTCTTTTTTCGGCTATTGGTGTTAGTTGCCTTGCTCGTGTTTTTATGGTTTCAGAAGCTGGATACACAATATTTTTTACCGCTTCCTTATCCCTAATCGATTTTAACAACTTTTCAATATCTTTATTAAATTGCCTTAAATCAACTTCGCTTAACCTTAATATTCTATCACCTTGATTCTGATTCCTATAACCACCAGGAGTATTTAACCTTTTTGCAGCTAATGTTCGATTGTAGTTCGAAAACCCTAATATCCTTTTATAAACTCCCATCAATTCCGCGTTTTAGCTTCCAACACCATAAATTGCTTCTCTTGTTCCGGCAAAATCCTTTCTATGTCATAAACCTTTGAATCAAAACTAATCCGCATTTTTTCATTCAAATCCGTTCGGTATCGAACCGTAAATTCTACATTGCCAATCGCGGTTTCCCTCGCAACCATTTCTTTTTCGTCTGTACCTACTCGTTTGTATTCAACCGCTGCCCAAACAGTAGCAAAGGTTGACCAAGATTTGTTTACTTGTCCGGACGCGGAACGAGTTTCGATTACTGATTGAATTACAATCCGTTCATTCATCCTACCTAAAACCTCATTCTTTTTCCAAATCATATCCCTACGAATAAATTGTAATTTAATCTATCAAGTAACGATTGCGAAGCCGAGTATTTTTCCTTTGCATAATCGCTACGGTTGTGATACATATCCGATAGAACCAATCTGACCGCTTGTCGAATCGCAGCCGGAACGTCCGAAGCCGCATCTCCGTATCCGACTACGTAAGTAACCGTTAGCGAATTGATTTCGGCTAATATATCTGGGAATACTTCTCCGTAAGCCGGTGTGATTCGTGCAGCTTTACGATGAAGGTCAACCTTGTATAAGGAACTGTTCCAAGTTTGTTCTACTTCGGATGTGTCGGTGTAAACAATAGAAGTAACAGACTGAACTGGATGCATAGTCAAATACAAAGTCGGAAACAAGTCTGTTATTTTTGGTTTAGGAACTTTGTCAAATACTTCCGAAACAGTTTGCGTAATAAATTTTTGACCCAGGTATTCTTCGCAAAAATTCGTAGCAGCCAAAACCAAATCGTCAATAAGCGTATCATCTGCGGATGTGTCTAATTTTAAATAGTTTTTTGCCTCACTGGTTGTAAGTATTGGTGTAGATGGACCCGATGTTACCTTATAATATCCCATTATTTGGTTTTACGCGTTGTTCTTTTTTTTGCTTGTGTAGTTGCGGATTCGGCTTCGGTTGATGTTTTAGTTTCAACCTTTTTTGTTGGCTCATCCACCAAAACCGCGTACCCTTCTTTTATTAATTTATCTGCCAATTCTTTTTGAACAAGTCCAGAATGACCAGCATTGTAAGCCATCCTGAACTTGCCTGTTGGCGATTTGATAAATTTAACTCTTACCAAATCTGCCATATTAATAAGGTTTTTTCAATGTAATTCTGTGAGTATAAATTGCAGATTGAGTTCCAGTTCCTGTAATAATCAATCTCTGTCGAACTCCGTAATTATCCCCAGTAACAGAAGTAATTTCTCCATCTGCGTCTACAGAATCAGTAGCAACCGTGTACCATTCATCTCCGCTTAATGCGTTTGATTCTTGAACAGTCAATGTTAAATCAATAGTACCGCTTTCTTGAACACCTTTTACAGTATGATTGTACTTCCAAAAAGAATACAATAACGGACTAATGGTGATAGTATCAGCTTCGGTATCGGTAATAGTATCAGATGCAGTTGTTCTGTATATTTCGTATCCAGCATCGAACTCCGAGTTCCTTGCTGCCGTGAATAAGATGGATGCAGCCAAAATGACTGCACCACCTACTAACATTAATTTATTCATTTTATTTTCCATTTTTGGATTGTTAATTATATTCCTTGAACTACGGAAGCGTCCTTCATGGCGGAGAATGATGCAGCATGTCTAACCGCGATATCCCACCAAGAATTAACCACCAATGTTACCAAGGCATTTTTTGCTCCACTATACGGATCAACTACCAAGTCAATACCAGCCCATTGTCCGATAATTAATTCAGACCAATTTCCGAATAAAATAGCATGAAGGCTTGAACCGTTACCTTTTGTCAAGTCAGAAGGAACTAAAGTAGAAACTCTTGCTCTGTATCCGTTTAATTGTCCTTCTCCAGCAACCGCACCATCAACAAAAATAAATTGTGCAGTATTGTTAGCCTTTTCAGCCGTTTTTAGAAATCCTCTAACACCAGGAGTAGTCAAATACGCCAAGTTGCCAAAATCAGCATTGGCAGAAGCTACATCTGTTTCCAATTCGATTATATTAGCGAATGTTGGATTCGCTCCATCAGTTCCTCCAGCTACATCTCCGATTCCACTTGTATTTAAAATACCTGTTGGTTGGTTACTTGAACCAGAACCATTAATCGCAGCAGTATCCAATGCGTTAGCGATTGCGACGCTTAAACGGTTTCTTACCATATTTTCAACGTCAATGGTAGATTGAACCATTAATTGCTTGGAAATATCAGTAAATGCTCCTAATCTATTAGGTGACATCTGGATTCTGTCAAATGTCGGAGATGTTTCCGCGTTAATGTCGTTTTCGCCTTCCCAAGCAGCGGAAGCGGCAGCATCGTTTCGTGGGAAATCAATATTAGAAGTCAAGCCAGTTAAGTAAGTTGCTCCTAACGATTCTGTAACCAATCTTGGATCAAGGAATGGAATCAAATCGCCTACTTCGGTTTGAATAGTAAATCCACCTTGAGTAGTTGTTCCAGCAGTCATATCCCTCTTCGTACCTGGTGTTCTCATCAACATCTTTGGCACAGTCAAGTTTCCATTTGGTGAAACTCCAGCTTGTCTTGCTTCGTGAACTCCTTCTTGGTGCATTTCCGCAGCAACTCCCTCTAATCTACCTCTTTCAACCAATTGAGTAATTGCACCATCCTTACCAGTAAGCCTAAACTCGGTAGAAACCTTTTCTTCTTCAGTCTTTTTGCTTACGCTTCTTCTCGCATCCTCATTAGCCTTTCTTTTGGCTTCTTCGTTTGCTTTTCTAACTTCTTCAGCTTCAATGAACGCTTCTCTTTCAATAGACTTGTTTAAATCTTCCGCTCTTTTGCTTAATTCTTCCCACTTGTTAGACATTTCTTCGGTGAAATCATTTCCACCGGCAGAACGGTGAAGTGCTGTCATCTGGTCCAACACTTCAGCTCTTTTCTGCCTCAATTCATCAGATTTTTTCATACTACTTTTTATTTAATTTGTGTAAATATAATTCACGCTGCCTTATGGCATCCGTGTTGGAATTATCTTCCTTTTTATTATTCTTGTTTATAAATTCATTTGCTCGTGCCATTACCGATGTCGCTTCGTAAGCTGGAAAGGTAACCGGTGCAACATCGTATAATCGCTTAATTTTCTTGATGGTTCTAAAAACGTTTCCATTCTCCATTCTAAACTCGTCATCTTCTATTGTGAACGCGAATGAAGATTGACTAATATCGCCACGCTTAATGGATTCGTACATATCTCGTCCAAGTTGCGTATCCGGTAAATCTACTTCGTATGCTAATCCTTTTTCATCCTTCATTAGTCGGAGCGTTCCAGATACGGTTCTACCAAGTACGTAATTTTGGTCGTGATTGAATAATGCGCGAACATCACTCATATCGGTTTCGTCAAACGCGTTTGGATCGATTTGCTCAATAAACCCACCTAAATCACCAGATGGTGAATTGAATGTGGCAGCGTATCCGCGTACGGTTTTCTTTTCCTCTCCATCCATCGCTCTTAACTCCAATCCGAATGTTCTTATTTCTTTTTCCATTTCGTTTTTTCTTTCGCTTTCTGGTAAATTCTTAATCTTTCTTTCTGCCCAATCTTTCATCGCATCTCCTCCCCAGGCATCATACATAATTGATCCGCATATTTCGTTTCCATCTTCATCCGTGTATTTTCCTTGGTCATAAGTTTTTGCTCTAGATAAAAAACTAAAGGTCCTTTTAATGGTATCAACACTTAATTTTTCTTTTCTTGAAATTTGTCCGGCTCTCGTCCAGCCTATGGTCGTTCCACAATCCGAACCGTTATCTTCCTTATGCTTAATCGCTCTTTTAGCGTTATTTACTGCTGCCTCTGGATAATCGTTGTAAGGCATATTTACGGATTTAAGTTTTCCTTTGAATTAGAAGCCAATGGCATTCCGTATTCGTCACCACCTTCGTAGCCGTTCAATCCTTCCTTCTTCCTTATCTCGTTGGGATTCAATGCGCGAATATTATACATTGTTTGATACAATCTGGCTCTTGAATCTGTGTCACCTTGCAATAATCCATCCAAATCAAATTTGACAAATGTTTTTCCCCATTGTTCACGCGGGAATAATTTGGAATTAAATTCGGATTCAATTCGCTTGGTCCAGCTTCGCAATGTGTATTGAACAAAGATTCGATTTAATAATTCAGCATTGTTAAAGGTTTCGGATTGACCCAACAACGTAACTGGAACACCAGTAATATTGCTAATGTCTGTAATTGTCAGACGTCTGCCTTCGATGTCATTAGCATCAACTCCTTTTCCTGTTGCTCTGTATTTAACTCCATTACTCAACAATGCCGTTTTCCCACTATTGTCTGGTCCTTGGTAATTTCTGTTCCAACTCTCCTGGATTATATCGCGTTGTTCCTTTGATAGTGCTTGATCCGTTTCTAAAACACCTCCGATTTGCGCTCCATTACCGTAAAAATTCGCACCGTGTTGGATTTCTGCTATGCCGCGTCCAAGTGTATCTTGTTGGTAATCAATAACGGATTTGCCTAAAATTCCATCTTCGGAGTACATACGCAAATGAATAATTTCCGAAGCTGGAACAGACGCGCCGTGTTCGTGGATGTAATAAAAATATTCTCCT